CTGCTCATTTGTGTTATATAAATAGATTATAAGTCCTGCAATCACACCTATAATTGCTATAATTGGGTGTGCTGCAAGTAGTGAAAATACTTTACTAAGTCCAGCAACCGATTTGATTGCGGATCCTATTCCACTTGTCAGTTTTCCCATGACCAGCAACATTGGAGCTAACGCTGCGACTGTTGTCAGCGTTGCCAGGATGATTTGTTGTTGTCTTTCTGTTAATCCTGAGAACTTATCAGCCAGTGCTTGTGCAGCTGGTATGATTTTTTCCTGGACTACATCTGCAAGTGCTTGCATCGTTGGTAGTAATGCTACACCGATTTGATTCTTGATTGTTTCGAATTGATACTTTAACTTATCCAGAACGTCCTCGAAGGCATCCAGCGATTGGACCTCTTCCTCGGTTAGGTAGTTAAAGTTACGGAACTCAGAAGATAAAGCAGCGAGTCCCTCTCCACCATCGTTTAATAATGGGATGATGCTTGCTGCCATACGAGCACCGAATAATTCATTCGCGTAGTGTGCTTGCATCGTTGCGTCTTCCATGTTTGCTAATGCTAGGATGATTGGTTCGAAGTTTTCCTCCATTCCTCCCATCGCTTGTTCTTGTGTAAATCCTAGCGCTCTTAGAGCGTCTGACGTTGCCTCTACTTCTCCTGCAGCTAAGTTACCGAGTGCTTGCTGCACTTTCTTGATTCCTCCGACTAGCTGGCTTTGTGCCACGTCTGTTTGTTGTGCGATGTATAACCATTCCTGGTATGCATCTGTTGATAGGTTTAATTGTTGAGCTGTAGTTCCAATTTCGTCTCCTGCGTTTACTGCACTATTTGCGATTGCTGCAAACGATCCAACGAGTGCAGCTGCAGCAGCACTAAACGGGGCTAATGCTTGCCCCGCTTTTGTAATCCCATCGCCTACTGCTTTAAATTTTCCCGCGAGTTCCTCAATTTTAAGATCTTTGATTTCCTGCAGTTTATTTTTAAGAAGCACAGCTGATGCTTCTGTTCTTGTCAGTTCTGATTCCAGTTTGCGATACTCTGCTGAGTCTACCTTTCCAGATTCCTCGAGAGTCTGCATTCTGTTTTTGAGTGATTGTACTTTCTGGTCTGTGATTTCGATTGCGTCTTGGGCTTTCTTTTGTGCCTGTGCGAATGTCTTCGCATCGAATTCCATCTTTAGGGATTTCTCCAGGTTATAGATTTCTCCAGTTGTATATCTGAGTTCTTTGTTCATGTCTCTCATGCCTTTTGTGAACTCGGATGTATCCGCGCCGATTCCTATCGTTAGACCTTTAACTTTTGCCATATCTTCACTCCTTTCTACACACTATGCATTCGTAGTATGTCTTCATTTGATGCCTCCACTATGTTGTACCCTTTTTGCGCCCTAGCTGATTGTTGTTTCGCCGTTAAGGCTTCGGTAACTGCATCTATATCCATCTCCACAATCAATGCGAGAAAGTCCACATAGTTTAATCGTTCCATTAGTGCTGTATCGATTCCGTACTTGATGGCTTTCTTGATCATTTTGATAATAGAAGGCGGACCGTCGTCCTGTTTTTTACTTGGTCTATGGTTTAGCCTGTTCCCGAGTTTTGTCAGAACTTCGACCCGCCTATTTAGTTTTTTGACGCACTTTTACCGATTTCGTCTAAGACTACCGATAGAACTTCCAGGATTTCGTCAGCTAACGAATAATCCAGCATGTCAGTGAATGCTGCAAAGTCCGGAAGTTCATGACTGTCAACATGGCAGTATAAAACTTTTAGGATCCCGAGTAGATTCGCTTTAGCTGTATCTTCATTTTTAGCCCACTTATACACTCGTTGAGTGTAAGTAACTAAATCAGTTTTTAGTACGCTCTGGAATTGTTCTTCCCACTTAAGGTGTGCACGATATGAAGTGATAAGCTGCACATCGAGTGTTCCTCTTGTGGTTTTGATTTTCTTTGTATCTTCGTTGTAGACACGTTCTTTAATGATCGGCAGTGTTAGTTTCATTACTTATTCTCCTAAGTTAGTGATGTTGGCTCAGGCACAGCGTCACCGAATGTGGAGTATCCAGTGTCGTCAGGGAATGCGGTTTGTCTTGTTACATATACTTCGTTTCCTTGAGCATCTATGAAGTTTGCGGTACCTAGTGCATTAAGCAGTGGAATACCTAGGATATTCAATGAATACTCGTAAGTATTGATTGTTGGATCCTCTTTTGTTTGAACTTGAGATTCACCTGGTTTTCCAGTATAAACACCAAATAACCAGCGTTTGATTGTGATGATTTCATTGTCTTTCAAAGCTTCAACTTCATAATACAGACAGTGTTTAACAGATTTCGACTGTTTAATATCTGCTGTACCATTTTCAATTGCCAGTTTTCGTCCCATTGCGATTTCATATGTATCGTTGATGTCTGTTACTACTAGCGAACCAGTAAGTCCACGATCATCTGCAAGTACCGCGATTGGGATACCATCACCGAACAATTTTTTCTCACTATAGTCTGCTTCGAGTGAGATGGCATCTGCGTATGCTAAGTCTATCGGACTACCCCATGTTCCTGGAGTTGTCTCGATTGCGTACTTGACATTTTTGACACCGAACAAGAATTGATTTTGTTTTGGCATTGTAGTTCTCCTTTACTTTAGTTTTTGACGGAGTCCATTGATGACTTTCCGTTTTGTATCTGCCTCGATACGATTCCATGTATCACGTATAAAGGGCTTTGGCCCTCTTTTACTAAATTCTATTATATTTGTTAATGGCCCGTTGTATACATACTTCGAGTTTGGGTATTTCTTGACTTTCCATCCTCTTTTGAATTTTCCGGTCTTGACATTCGTTGTAGCTGCTTGCATCGTATTTTTGACATCGTCTGCAGCCGCCTCGAGCACCTTTTGGGTTTCTTGGTATGCTTTTTCACGATATTCGTTTACGATTTTATCGAACTCCGACCCGAACGTTTTTGAAGATGCTGTTCTTGCCATTATTCGTCGTCAGCTACTTCTGTCTTCGTTTCAAATGTGAACACATACATTTGGTTCCCTGGATCATAATCAAAGCTCACAAATTCAAACCCCCAGCGTTTAGCTGTCAGTGCATTCTCTACTGTAGCTGCTTCTGTCGTGAGTGATCTATTTCGACTAAAAAGTTCCAGGAGTACCGTTACAGTTCTCACTTTCACTAGTCCATCTCCATAATCTCTCGGATCTGCAGCTGTCGGTGTGTATGTCATGTATTGCTCTTTTTCTGATCCGGCTTTTGATGTTACTTGAGCTGGCCAAAATATAAGCCCTTTTTCACTAGTTAATTCATCAGATGTCAGTTCTAATCCATTGATGAGTCCTGCTTCTGATAGAATGGTTTCTAGTTCAGTTGTCGTTGCATTAATAGCTTCGATTACTTTCATGATTTCCACCTCACATCTACATAAGACTTGGCATTCACTTCGTATGCTTGCAGTTTCAGTTCTGGTGTTTCAAAGTCGAACGGATCCACAGAACTAATTTGAAGTGTCTTTCCATCAAACTCTATGAACATGTCTTGTTTGACATTCCTTTTATTAATTACAAATTCGATGTATCCAGAGTCCTGCAGTGCGTTAAGTGATGATGTATCACTTGCTGTCAGCTGGCGAGCGTGTGCTTTGAGGTATGTGTCTTGGGCGTGTATGTATTGTTTGATTGGGTCTGGCTTCTGGTCGATTTCTTGAAAGATTCGGATCCTATGGCGTTTATGATATCTTGCATCTCCCATCTATGCCGCCTCCTCCAATTTGCGAGCTGCTATTCCCTGTAAGTCATGAAGCATGCTTGTCATCCCGTATGTATAATCATGTTCGCGATTGTAGTTGTTTCCATTCTGGAAGTACAACATTTTCACATGCATGATTGCTACTTGTTTTGCGATTGGATGGATTTCTGCATCACTCCCGAAGTCATAGCCCGTATGTTCATAAACAAAAGAGGAGGCTGTTTTAGAAAGTCTATCCATTTCAGTGTCGTTTGCATCGTAGTCAAGACTCAATGCGTTTTTTACTTCTTCAATAGTTAGTATGTCTCCCATGTTCAGCCTCCTTTAATTAGTTATTACGCTGATTTTTTCACGCGTAAGAACGCGTTAAATGCTGCAACGTTTCCACCGAAGAACCCGCTTGCTTTGTAAGCGATTTGACCGGTACTGAATTTGAAATCAGTTGATTTTGCCATTTCGATTGCTGCAAAACTTACCAATTTATACCCCGCTAATGTTCCGTATGCCATGATGTAGTCACCAGCTGATGCTGTTGCTAACGGAGTGATGGCACCGTTGATTACGTATGGGATTCCATCGATTGTTTTATTTTTTGTATCGATGTTGTACACTTTTTTCTTGTCTTGGGTTCCACGTACTTGTGAGAATGCACGAAGGTCGGCTTTTGATAAGATTAGAACTCCCTCAGAGAGGTCTTCGTCTCCACCAAATCCGAAGATCAATGTATCAAGTGTGTTTTCATCGATTGCAGAGATTGAGATGTCTTTTGCTGTTTCGATTGCTGTTGCATGAGTTGCATCAAAGATACCGACTAAGTGTCCAGAGGCACCGTCTCCTTTTAATACTTCGATTGCAAGCTTACGTTTTAACGCAACACCTAGGTTACGTTTGATTTCTGCTAAATAAGCAGATGGAGCTAATTTTTCGAACTCTTCACTTACTTCGGTATACGCAGTAATTTTTACTTTGCTAATTTCAGCGTAGTCCCATGTAGGTTCAGTTACGTTGTAAGCGCCACCTTCTGCAGTGTATCCACCTGTTGCATAACCTTTTAGGTATGCTTGTTTGAATGATTCCCCACCGTTTAGTGAGACAATTCCGATTTGATCTACCAAGCTTGACACTTGATTAAATGTTGGCTTGATATCACTTGCTTGATGATCGATTGACAAGACGTCGACCGCATCGATTGAGATGCTACGTCCTTGGATCAACTTACGAGCTCGTTCTTCGATTTGCTCGTCTGTTTCAGTAGTTCTTGCTTCTGGCGTACCAGCTTGGAAGCCACGACGTACTTGTGCACGCATTTCAGCTTCTAATTTGTTACGATCTTTGATGAGACCTTTAACTTCTGTATCGATTTCTGCGATACGTTCCATTGTAGCAGTATCGAGCTCGGCCTCTAGAGCTGCGATTTGCGCATTCAATGCTAGAATTTGTTCACGTAAATTCATTATTTTTCCTCCTGGGTTTTGTTTTTATATTGGTTTTTGATTCGTAGTCTTACTTTGGCTGCTTCTCGATCACGTTCAAGCGCTTTTTCTGCCTCCACAGTAGCTTGACGAGTGGCCTCCACCTCTCCAAAGCGGCGCGCGTAGAGTTCGGTCTGGTCGTATGCAGGAACGTTAACAGCTGCGACGTCGTATAAGCGATCAACTTTCTTTACCGTCCAGGTGTGCGTGTCATAATCGTAGGACTCCTCCCTGATTGTGAATGCAAAACTCATTTTGTCGATGTCACCTCGTTTGACTAACGTATATAAATCTCTACCGGATTGAGTATCTGCTAACTCTGCCCGTATGTAGACTCCATCATCTCGGACATCAATTTCTAATGTCCCATTTTTGTATCTCGCCATTGGCATGACTTGGTCTGAGTGATTAAATTTCATGAACGCTTGGCTCATATCAGTATCATCAAACGACCCGCTTGCGATGATTTCTTTGTACTCAGTGTCTCCCGATTTGAAGAGTACAGTTGGTTCATCAAATACTACCGCTTTCCCCTCTATGATCATTTTGTTATCGTCTGCATCCGGATCCGCAGCTCGGACCGCTAAATTAATAACGGGATGGCGATAGTCTTCGTGCTTGAACATTTTTTTAAAGATTTCTTCTCTTGTTTCAGGCATTATCATTTTCCTCCTTATTATTTGGATCCGTTTCATCTGGATCTGTTTCATCTGGGTCCTGGTCGTCAGGATCCACTTGTTTTTCCTCTTTGTAGTTTAGTGTTTGATACTCTTTATCTCCAGCTTCTGATTTTGGCAAGAATAACAGGTCACTCACTACGTTTGGTATCATGACTGGCAGTTTGAGATATCTGTCAGCTATCTTCACTCTTGTATTCAGGCTGGCAGTCTGTAAACGGTCGACGTCTACTGCTATTTCGTTGCCTTTTTCTCTTTCTCCCTGTGTCAGTACTTTATATGTAAGCTCAGACGTAAGTTTGATAACGAATGGCTCGAGTGAAGTTTCATAGTATGATTGGAACTCATCCTCTGAGTATGTTCCTGTTGGTATCTTTTCATTTGAACCTAAAGCTTCATATATCATGTTCTGCAGGATTTTCAATTGTTCCGCATCGATGTATTTAGCTTGGCTGTTTACTTGCTTTAATTCTTGAGCACCATCGACATATGCAAGTCCAACGCTTCCGCTACCTAGGTATGTATCTGAGAACTCTTTCGCTCTTCGTTCTCTTTCTTCCTTTTTGAGTGGTGTTGGTGATTGGATTACAAATCGAATATAAGCACTTTGTGTTATTGCTAGTTCGATTCCCTCGAACTGTGTTTGTATCACTTTTAAGATTGCATCAGTCGCTTTTGACTGCTGTCCTAGCAGTGTAGATGGTTTTGCATTTCTAGTGACCAGAAGTATTTCATCATAGTCGACTATTTTTTCTTGTCCATCGAGTGTGAATTTCACATATACTTGCCCTGGAGTCGTTCCTCTTACCACCTGCATGCTGTTTTTGTCAGGATCAAGTGGCCAGATTGCTCTTAGTGGTGCATTGTAGTTCTTGAAATCCCATTCAATCCATGCTATGGCGTTGTTTACCATGAAATAGTCACGCGCTAGTATTTCCCATCCCTGGGCTGCTGACATCTTTGGATTCATCCTCAATGACAGCACGTTGTTGATGTAGTTCTTTGTTTTTACCATCTCGCCATTGCGTTTAACAAATGGCTTTATTTTGCTTAGATGGCGAGCGTGTGCATCACATACTGCTACATATGTAGAGTTCAGCTCTGGGTTGTTTATCCCTGAAAACTGCGGAACATAAAAATCTAGGCTTGATGTTGAAGATGGTTTTTTGATTTTCTTACCAGTTAAGAAATCAAGTAATCCCATATGCTAACCTCCTTTACTGTTTAACTGAGATAATAATCTATATTTTTTGTCAGACTTACGTAGCAGTTTAGGATCGTTGCTACCCCGTCTATTTTGCGCTCTAGCTTGTCATCGTATTTCTTAGGCATATAGTTCCCATTACGGTCTTTTGCGAGTTGTACATTCGATAGCATCCACTTTGTGACTGGGTTATTTTGGTAACATATGATATCTTGCTTTAGATGTGCTTCTAGAGTTTGCATTGGTATTGATAGTGTTATTGCACCCTGTCTAGTTGCGATTAGGCAGTGGTCTTTTGCATACCCCATGGACGCTAGTTCTTCCACCAGGTACTGCGCACTGTAACTGTCATAGTTGATATATTGGTACATCCATCCATGGCGTTGAAAGTTTGATATTACGTAGTTTGCTACATCGTGGTAATCGATGAGCTCGGTTCCGCTTATTCTAATTAATCCACGATCAAGCCATGCCGCCCATGGAACTTTCGACTTTGATTCCACTTGCTTTTTATAGAAGTTAGCAGTTATCCAATACATCGATATTGCGATTGGTCTATGTTTCTCTTTATCAAACAATAAAGTAGTGAACGCAGTTATGTCTTGCGTTCTCGATAAGTCGAAGCCTCCAAGTACTAGCGTATTGTCGAATACTTTCAGTTCTTCGTCTGTGTAGACGTCTGTAACATTTAACTGATCGAAATCGAGCCACGCTTTCTCTTCGGTTCCTATGATATTGAAGTCTTTTGTTTTTACGGTATTTGCGAAGTTTTTATCTTCTTTCATTCGCATAATGTTGTATGCTAGATCTTCTTTTTTCTTAATAATTCCTAGTGCTGGGTTTGCTTTGACCCACATGTCTGGATCTTCTAGTTCTTTTTCATCATCGAGTTCATATATAAGCGGGAATAGGCGATCATCTTCTATGATTCCATCAAGTACTTTGCTTGCGTAGTCATATATGTCATCAAATAATCCCTCGCGAACGAACCCTGCAGTTGTAATCATACTTACCAGTGGTTCATCCCTGGCTGATGTTGATTGTTTAAGAATGTCATATATGGCACGAGCTAACTCATGAACCTCATCGATAATTGCTGCAGATGCATTTAATCCATCAAATGTTTTTACATTTTTTGAGAGAACTCGATACTTTGACATTTCATCCATGGTGTATATAGTTGCACCCTGGAATTGCTTATATTTGAGAAACTCACGAAGTTCAGAACTTTGATCTATCATGCTTTTGCTTTCATCCCACACTCGTTTTGCCTGACTCGATACTGTAGCTGCTACATATGTTTCGCTTCCTGGTTCCATGAGTGTTAGGTATAGCCCTAGAATTGCGTTTTCTGTTGATTTTCCGTTTTTACGTGCTCTTACATCGAATGATTCATTAAATCTACGTAGATTGGTTTCGCGTTCTAGGATCCCTAGTAATGCTTGATATTTAGCTTTTTGGAATAATGCGAGTTTGATTTTCTTTCCTACCCATTTTCCTTTGGATTGCTTACAAAAACCCTCAGCAAATTTTATAAATTTAGAACCTCTCGATTCATTGAAATAGTACTTTGGATGTTCGTCCAGCAGTACCGGTTCGATGATGTTGAGGTATAATTTTTTGACTTTATTGGAGACTATTATTTCGCCAGATTTGATTTTGTCTATGTACTGTTGGACATAGTTCATTGTTATTCATCTTCTGCCATTAAAGTAGCAAGTGCAGACGTTTTGTCTGCTTCTAGCTGGTTCATGCCCATGCGTGCTCGTCCTACTGGTGTTAGACATAGTTGCTCTGCTAACTGATTAATAATTTTTGTTTGGCGTTCCATTGTATTGAATGCCTTATCCAGGTATCTTTGTGATTCCGGATTTCCAGCGACTCCTTGTTGATATTTAGCCCATGTTTCGTGGGCTTTTTTGTAGATTGCGACTGCCTCTACATACATGATTAGTGCTGTTTGGTCCAAGTCTGACAATATGTTCACATCTAGTGACTTGTAAAGTTTCATAATTCTTCGCCATTCTTTTTTTGCTTCATCAGTTAGGTGTGTAGGACACCATAGAAGGGCTTTATTTCCGCGCAGTGAGTCTTCCACGTGTCGCCTCTTCTCTATTTCTGCTTTCGATTTATGATGCTTTGCAGGATCAATTAGTGAGGCGGGTAGGGGATACCTACCCGGCACAGTAATGGCATCTTTCTGCTAGAGTTTCGTACTTGCGTCCACCTGGTTTTGTTTCGGTTAGATGGAGTCTTTTTATAATGGCTGATGGCGTATAGTCTTCCCATATGATTGTGTTTCTTACTTCCGGCTCGAGCTCTGGCTTGTCTAATTCAATATGAATTGAGACTGGTTTCTCGATTCCGATGGCATATCCTAGTTGTACTAGTGCAGTGTTTACTCCTGGATGTTGATTCAGTATGTCTACTGCTAGTTGTCTTGCTGCGTATGAAGCACTGCGGTCGACCTTTGATGGATCTTTACCACTAAATGCACCACCACCGACTGGAACATATCCTCCGTATTGATCACACACAATCTTACGACCTGTTACTCCAGCATCTGCTGTTGGTCCTCCAATTGTCCATGGTCCGGCAGGGTTTACGATTAGTTCTACATGTTCTGGCCAGTCGATATCGCTTTTTGCTAGCAAGTTTCCGATGTACCATCTTAGGTTTGTCGGATCAACTTTGTATCCCTGGCATGATTCACAGTGACAAACGCTTATAACGATTGTTTTCACTTGCTCTGGTCCAGGTGCGATGTCTAGGTCGACTGTGACTTGCGTCTTTGCGTCTCCTAGTAATATGCTATCTTTGTTGTTTTCTACATCATTTTCGATTAGCTTGATGATTTGGTTTGCTAAATCAAACCCGTACGGTAGCATGCTTTCCGTTTCTCTTGTAGCATATCCAAACATGATACCCTGATCTCCAGCTGCGATGTTTTCGTCTTTATCGACAGCGTTGTGGATTTCTTGGGATTGTTTTCCTATCATGTCGATTACTTGAGCTATGTCGTATCTTAGTTTTGTTCCAATAAGTAGGACTACTTGGTTGTGATCCACTTTAGCTGTTGAGTTAATTTCTCCAGCTAATACAACGACATTATCTTTCACTAGTGTTTCGACTGCTACTCTTGCATTTGGGTCTTGCTCGATGTATGCATCCAGGATTGCATCACTGATTTGGTCTGCGTATTTGTCTGGATGATACTTGCTTACTTGTTCCGTACTGAATAATCTCATTTTTTGGTTCCTCCCTCTTTTATACGTATCGCTTTGTCTCCTGTCAGCTCTTCGTACCTTTTTATAATCACGTCTGCGTATTGTGGATCAAGTTCCATCATGTAACATGTTCGATTTAACTTTTCAGCTGTGATTAGTGTTGAGCCACTACCTCCGAATGTGTCGAGGATGATGTCTCCTGGTTTGGTACTGTTATTGATCTGGCGCCCTATTAGCCTGATTGGTTTCATTGTTGGGTGATATTCACTTTTTGATGGTTTGTCTTCGTCGATGACTGATGTGTGAATTTCACTAAATATTCTTATAAGCATGTCTATTGCTTCTTGTTTCTTTAGTTTATTGAAGTCAATTTCCGGGTCTGAGTATACTGTTGTGAATGTGCGGTCATCTATGAAGTAGTGAGCTGCACCGCTTTTCCAGCCATATAGACATGGTTCATGTTTCCAGTGGTAGTCTTGTCGTCCCATTACTAAGGAGCTTTTATTCCAGATGAGTGTTTGTCTTACTGTCCATCCAACTCTATGACATGCTGCTTGGAAGTTATAGCGTTCACTGTCTGCGTGCCATATATAGAACGCTGCACCCTGTTTCATATGTCTGTCTAGATTTGCGAATGAGTCCGTTAGAAATTCTAAAAATTGAGACTCTCCCATATTGTCATTAATAATTGAACCAGCTGTCCCCTGGTAGTTCACGTTATACGGTGGATCTGTTAGAACTAAATCTGCGAGATTTCCATTCATAAGGTCTTCTAGGTCTTTCTGAATTGTTGCATCTCCCACCATTAATCGGTGGCGACCTAGTTGGTAGATTT